CTATTTGTTAAAAGGCACCTTTATTTTTTCAATTTCTTTACGCAGATCGTCAACAGTCCGGTGTCCGTAAATGCCATTGGTAATATCTGCTCCAAATGAATGTCCAAGCATTCGTTTACGATCGTTTTCATTTACTTTATATTTTTCACACAATACGGAAAAGGTGTGGCGGCAATCATGAGGGGTGTGCTTTTCTCCGGTTGGTGCAGTGGATATACCAAGGGATTCTAATTTTTCATACATTTGTTTTCTAAACATAGGTGTTGTGCAGCCAAGCATATTTTTTTGTGGGCGGTGAGTAACCATATCATAGATTTGCGAATAAATCGGAACGTCACGATCTTTACCATATCTTGTTTTGATCCCTCCGTGAAAATACTTTTCTTCCAGATTTACATCCAATTTCACAATTTCTGTAATTCGAAAACCGGAGTAGCACATGATCAGGATCATTTCTACAATGGGATTCGTCTTATTATTCCAAAGAATCTGCAGCTCATCATGAGTAAATGGCACTCCGTGCTCGTCATCGTCTGATATAGGGATAAAAAGAGATGCAGAGTAATCTTTATCCACTATGTCATATTTAATTGCGTATGCGTACATCTGATGCATCAGAGACACTATCAATTCCTGCGAGGAATGTTTCAGTGTACAATCATTAAGAATGTCCTGCATATCTTTATATCTGATCTGACCGAATTGCATATTATGAAGAGTGGAAGAGTTCCTAAACGCTGCCTGTGATGAGTACATGGAGGCAGTTTTCTTTCCTTCCTTTAGCTGATTTCGGTATTTCTCTTTATAAAATCCTTCATAGACTTCTTTAAATGTCGGTGTACGATCAATATAAATGCCGGTCTGAATCTTGATTTTACCCTCGTTTTCCAGTTTCCGTGCCGCCAATATCTCATATCCCTCATCCCATGTCTCAACGTAGGCGAGTGCCTGAGGTGTGACAGGTCCGGTTGCTGTGTACTGCGTGACTGGGGGATAGACTCCGTAAGGTTTATAGCGTCCTTTGCCGAGATATTTGATTGATCCAAAGCCATTTGGGAGTTTGGGGTGTTTCTTTCTTCGTGCCATAGTATCATTCCTTTCTATTTTTGGGTATAAAAATAACAGCCAGCAGAGAACGGGTGTTCCGCTTGCGTTTGGCTGCTCCGAAAGGTATAATATGCTTTGTGTAAGATATTGCTTTCCGGAGCAATGTGTTTGCCGCTCTGGTGTTGGTAGCACTGGGGCGGTTTTTATTTATCAAAATTCATATGGCACAAAATAGTTATTCAATCACGTTATAATATGAGTAGTTATTATAACGGAGGTGTGCCAATGATAAATAAACAGTATAATCCGATTAACTGGTCTGACTACGATCCACATAATGAAACATGTATGGATATAAATGATTCTTATTTTACAGCTGAATTGCCGGAGGATGAACGGCAATTATGTATTTTCTAATTACTCATAGAACAATTTACGTATAGTTTGTAACTATCTGGTATAATAGTGTTGTTGTTTACATCTTTTGGAAAGTAAAATTTTAATTCATCAGATGTGCCAATAAATTTTGTATCGGCATAATTAGCATTGTATCCAATAGGAGTATTATTTTTATAAAAAACTATTGCAACGTAAGTAAACTCTGAATGTGGATTTGATTCATTTTTTGCAGTTGTAAGTATATAAGAAGAATATTCTTTTGAAGTCGTGCTTATTGCATTTGCATTTCCAAAACGAAAAGGTTTTGAAACCTTAAAGTCAATTACATAATTTTCGGTTGGCGGTCCAGATAAAAAGAGGGCGCATTCACTGCCATTTTCAAAACGATAATTATGTGTATCCGAATCATCAGAAGAAATACCTATTAATTCGTTAGAAGAATTATAAAAGGAGCACTTGGTTTCTAAACAAATAGGACTATGATAGTTATTTTTTACAATAATAAGAACACCAGATTGGTCATGGTTATTTATGATATAACTATTATATGATAATAGTGATTCTGCGTATTCATAATCCATAAGCACGTCAACAATGCAAGTATCTGTATAATTACCACAAGTGGCAGTTATTTTAACAGTTCCTGGCTTGATTCCATGAACAAGACCAGAACTCGATACGGTTGCAATTGAGTTGTCTGAGCTTTTCCAAGAAATGGTTTTGTTAGTTGCATTTGACGGTGAAATAGTATAATCGATTGAGCTGTAGTCATTCTCTACGACGGAAAGGCAACTATCGATTTTAAATGTGGAAATTGGGACGGTTGAGGCAGAAACGATAACACTACAGGTATACTTTTTCTTATTTATCTTGGCAGTTATTATGCATTTCCCAGCTTTTTTCCCTTTGACAAGTCCTTTTGAATTGACAGTTGCGATGTTTTTATTACTACTTGACCATGTGATTTTTTGCTTAGTACCTTTAAGCTTTAATGTATATGAGCTTCCAACTTTTATTTTAATGGATTTTTTGTTGATAGTTGGTGTTTCTACTGATAGTTTGCATTTTAATGTATTTTTACCCACTTTGGCAGTAATATTACAAACACCTTTTGATTTAGCAACGATTTTACCTTTTGAATTGACATTTGCTACTTTTTTGTTGGAACTAGACCACTTTACTTTGGTTTTGGTTCCAGATACTTTTAATGTTAATGTTTGCCCTTTTATAAGTGTTGCTGTTTTCTTATTTAGTTTTGGTTTGGTTGCGGCTTCAACACTGATGATATCATCGCTAAAAGGCAAGATGCTAGGTACAGAAAATACAAGTAAGAATACAACTAATAATGAGAAACAAATTTTTTTGAAATTTTTCATCACTTAACTCCCTTTCTTATAATCGATTTATATTAATTCCATAACTCCAATATTAGGCTGGAAAAATACAACGTAATTGTCAACCTGTGTGCATACACCGTATTTATTTGTGTAGTATGTTAGGCTGTCATTTAAAAACTCTTCGGTAACTCCAAGATATTCTGCCGTTTCAAATAGGTTTTGACAGTTGTGTAAATATGCATCAATGATACCACGCAAACCGACTTGGTTGTTGTATGCCCAGATTCTACCGCGTAATTCCTGCTTGCGATTCTCAGCACTGGACTGGTCAATGATTTCACCGACAGCAGTGTAGTGATGTCCAAGCTCTTCGGCAAGGACACATGCTTTTTCGGTAGAATTTTTAAGATTTTTACTCAATGCGATCGTATTATTACAATACAGACCGCTGATCCGATCGCTTTTAAAAGAATGATTATCTATAATTTCTATACCATCCTTGCAGGCTTCGTCTTGCAATTCTTCATATGTATTCAATTAAAACACCTCCCGCTCCAGTATATTCTTATAGGTGTCCTGAAATCTGGACAACTACTTTCTTTTGGTTTTTACAAATTCAGCAAATGCTTTTATTTCGTCAAGTTCTTCCTCAGTATACTCGTCACCGTCGAAGTGGGCGGCAATGGTTAATGGTTCTTCATCTGGTTCATCCCAACCCATAAGTTCTCGGGGAGATACTTTTAATGCTTTTGCAAATTCTCGTATTTTTGACTCTGCGAGGTCGACCTCTCCTTTTTCGATTTTGGCAATGGATGATCTGTCTTTATATCCAGTTAATTCTGCCAATGTATCTTGAGACATTTTTAATTCAGTCCTTTTTGATTTTATGTTTTTATATAGCGGTAACATAAGCAGAACTCCTTTCATTAATTAATTTGTATTATCATAATACCACTTTGTGTAAAATAATTCAACAAAATTATTAAAAAGTGTTGACATAAATTCACATCAATGATATAGTGAATTTAGTTCACGGAAAGGAGGCGATAAAGAAGTGGCGAATGTAGAACTGCTCAAAGAGAAAATAAGTAATTCTGGAATGACAGTTACAGCAATAGCTGATAAATCAGGTATATTGCGTGAAACTCTCTATAACAGAATGAAAAGTGGTAATTTTTATGCATCTGAAATTACTGCATTAACAAGGGTATTGCATCTCACCCGGAAAGAACGAGATGAAATTTTTTTGCCTTAATAAGTGAATTAAATTCACAAAAAAGAAAGAAGGGCGATGGGAAGTGACGGAGATAGAAAAGTTATCACAAGTAAAATTCAATAATATGCATCGGGCATATTGCGAAGCAAAAAAGAATGATTGTCCAAATTGTCCTCTTAGAGTGTACTGCTTTATTTCACCGAGAGAACGAACAGACCAACTGATTATAGACGTTATTCAATTTATGTTGGAGGAATTAAATCCGGATGTTGATGTGAATACGTTACCAGATTTTTACACGAGTGTGAAAATGGTTTGCCCGGCAGAAATACATTTTAAAGGGGCAGTAGGATATGAGCAGATCTTTAAAAGTGGAGCAAAATCATAAACCCACCGATGGAAAGCTATTTAATAGTTACTTAAGTAAGGACATTCATCAGTATTATTTTCCATTCCGTTGCACCGGAATTTAGGCGAACTGTCCTTTAATGAACAAGTTGAGTATTTCCAAACGGGTTTTCCGCTTGATAACTCATAGTAATCAGTAATGGTTGTTAGTTGCTTTGCATAGCGGTAGCAAGAAAAAGTATGTTTTTCTGTTTTCATAATCCCCCATTCTCGGTGGGTAAAGATATTTTAACATAAAAAACATACAGATTCCAAGAATAGGAATAGTTAAAGAAGAGAGATAAGAAGAGTGAAAGAAGTAGATGAACTTATTAAAAAACTTGCAATTCATATCAGTGAAATTATTTCATCTGGTAAAGAGCGAGAGGGAGAAGTTTCAGATAAGACAAAGGCTCTCGCAGCGTTGATATCTGTAAGAGCCGAGTTTCCGGTAAACGAAGCAGAAATAAAAAACGATTTGAAGTCTACTGAGGAGTTAGCAGATATCGTCTTAGAGCATCTTCGGAATATTCCAGAATGCCAGAAGAGCATAGAGTTGTCATCGTCTGAGCTATTCCGAGATAAACAGACACCTTAATGGCATTGGTCAAAAGCAATGCTTCATCTTCGGTAATTTGACGATCTAAACCACCAGCTAGCATTTCGAGGATTGGCTGTAAATTGTTCTTGATTAAATTGTCGGAAGTTTTCATTGCGTACTGAATTATTAAGTCATCCATAGTAATAAATCTCCTTTGGGATTGATACTCGGACGCGGCAACGTCCTGTGAGGAGATTGTACCACAGATGGAGAAATAAAGAAATGTAACGAGAAAGGAGAAATATGAGCGAAGCAGAAGAGTTAGAAAAACTGTGTAAGCCGGTAGTCGACTGGTTGAAAAAGAACCATGATCCGCATACCGAGTTACATATAACCGTAGATCACATTGATCTGATGGAGAGTGTGATCGGGATTCCGGTAGAAGGGAAGTGAGGCATTGACAAAAGAAAAAAGCGAAAAATGTCAGCGAGTCAGTGTTGCTGATGCTGCTAAAGAAATCGGATGCCATCCTGAATATCTTAGAAGAAAGATGGCAGCAAAGGACTGGGACTTAGGCAGAGTTGTCACACCGAAGAATAAGGGCGGACAGCATGAATACTTTATTTTCCGGACAAAGTTGGATAAGTTCCTTGGAATAGAAAGAAGGGAAGAGTCGGAAAACAATGAGAAGGTTATCTAAAATCATCATGGCAACCGGCGGGGTTATATCAATGCTTGCCATGTGCTGTCTCGACAGCGACGGAGTGTATATGTACTACGCCGGAGCAGTCTGTATCCTTGGTGGATTTATCGCCGGAGCTGGATACGGGTTGAGAGTTCTGTCGGAGCGCAGAAGAGAGATGCAGATCGAGATGTTTTATTTTCATCAGGCGGACAAGCTGGATGGGGATATAGAACTGATCGATTGCAGTGACAGTATGAAGGAGGCGAGGTAGTGACAAATGCACAATGTTTAAGTGAGGAAGAGAATCCCAAAGTAGAGGATATGGCTGTTGGCATGATTATTGCAAAAGTGGGACTTGATTTCAATATCGAAGTTGATGCTGAAAGCTATGTGCCAATTTATCATCAGATGAAAGGATGGTTACTTAGTGAAAAAAAATAGCACCCTGAAAATTCTTTGGCGAGAGCAGGTGCTATTTCAATCGTGGAAATACCAAGTATTTCTGCGTTTATTGTAACACTGAAATTGAGGTTGTGTCAATGTATGAGAAACAATGCAAACGCTGTGGCTGTTCCATGGATCCGGGCGAAGGTCGTAACGGAGTGTGTGATGACTGCATAACCGGGGAGACAGAACGGCAGAAGCGCGAAAAACAGATTGAGTGGATGGTCCGGGCAACGGATTGGACGCAGATGGAAATGGAGGAATTTATAAGTGTCAAAAATTAAGTTGTGCAGTAAGGATGAGGAAAATCTTATTGAAGAGTTGCAGCATTTGAGTGAGGTTTTAGAAGAAATCGGCGTTGAGGGAGTGGCAGCGATTGTCTGTACATCCAACGGAGATATAAGAAGCAGGTTCTGTCTCAATACTGAGACAGAATTATCCATCATGATTGAGAACGATGGGGACAAAGTGACAAGAGAATACAGATATTAAAGGAGATCAAGCATGAGTAATATTACAAAAATTAAAATCAAAAATCTTTTCGGAATCAGAGAGTATGAGGCAGATGGAAGTTCTTTGGAGCTGTCCGGTAAAAATGGTACAGGCAAGAGTTCTGTGCTGGATGCAATTAAGTACGCGCTTACCAATAAGAGTGATCGCGACTATATCGTACATAAGGGAGAGAACGAGGGCAAGATTATCGTTGAAACGGATACCGGACTTTCCATTGATCGTAAGGTCAGAATAGGAAAGGCACCTTATAAGTCAGTGAAAAGAGATGGTTTAGAGGTAGGAAGTCCAGAAGCGTTTTTAAAGGAATTATTCACACCGTTGCAGTTGAACCCTATCGAGTTTATGAACATGGATAAAAAGCAGCAGAATGCGATTATCCTTGATATGATTGAGTATCCATGGGATATGAACAAAATCAAGGAGTGGTTCGGGGAGATTCCGGCGTGGGTTTCTTACGATCAGAACATTCTTTCTGTGCTGAATGATATTCAGGCAGAGAACGGCGATTATTATCAGAACCGCCGTAATATTGACCGCGATATCAGAAATAAAAAAGCTTTTGTGGAAGAGATCGCAAATGGTATCCCAGTTGGATATGACGTTGAAAAATGGGAACAGGCAAGCGCCGGAGATATTTATCGTCAGATCGAGCGTATGCAGAAAGAAAATCAGACCATCGAGAGAGCAAAACTGTTGAGAGACAGTCGCGATAGTAAGATTAGAAAGTTTGATGCGGATCGTGAGATTGAGATCACAGCACTGGATCGTGAAATTGCTAACCGTGCAAACCAGATTGATAAATCCATTGCATCTTTAAATGAACAGATTAGAGCTTATGAGACGGAAAAAGAACAGCTTGCATCTAAGAAATCAGATAAGTTGGAAGTCATCGAACAGACTTACAAAGCGAATGTGGCACGTTTTGATGCAGAGATCGCCGAGTATGCAGAATATGCAGACAAGCAGCCACAGGATGTGACAGCATTGCAGGAGCAGGCACAGGAGATTGAAAAAATGCAGTCTCATATCAATGAATATAAAAGAATGCTCCGTCTGCAGAGCGAAATCGAGGAAATGCAGGCACAGTCACAGGAGCTTACAGATAAGATTGAAAAAGCGAGAACGCTTCCGGGGGAAATCCTTACGAACTGTACGATTCCGATCGCTGGTCTGACGGTAGAAAATGGAACGCCATTGATTAACGGTCTGCCGGTATCGAACCTGTCAGAGGGAGAAAAACTGGATCTCTGCATTGATGTGGCAATTCAGAACCCGAACGGTTTAAATATCATCCTGATCGATGGAGTGGAGAAACTTGCAACAGATCTGCGTGAAAAACTGTATCAGAAATGCAAAAACAAAGGGTTGCAGTTTATTGCGACCAGAACAACAGATGATGACACAATGACGGTAGTTACATTATAGGAGGTATGGCATGGATAATATGGTATCAGTAGGGCAGCAGACGGCAGTTGCACCTAAGACATCACAGACAGAAATGATGGTAAACAGACAGACACAGGAAGTTCAGGGCGCCATCTTTATGGCTAAGAAGTTTCCCAGAGATGAATATGAAGCAATAGAAAAGATAAGAAGGAGTTGTCAGAGAGCCACGTTAGCAGAACAGGCAATTTATTCATATCCAAGAGGCGGACAGAACGTCAGCGGACCATCGGTCCGTCTGGCGGAGTCATTAGCTCAGAACTGGGGAAATATCGACTATGGAATTATCGAGTTAGAGCAGAAAGACGGAAAATCAGAAATGATGGCATATGCGTGGGATTTAGAGACAAATACCCGTGTGACAAAGATTTTCGGTGTTGAGCATAAAAGAGATACAAGAAATGGATCGTATGCGCTTACTGACAGCAGGGATATTTATGAGGCTACCGCAAACTTCGGTGCAAGAAGAATGAGAGCCTGCATACTTGGAGTTATTCCGGGAGACGTTGTAGACATGGCTGTTAATGAATGTAAAGAAACACAGAAAAAAAGCTATGGAGAACTTCCGAGTCAGGAGAAGATTAACAAGATTGAAAAGCTGTTTAAAAAAGATTTTGGAGTTACAAAAGAACAGATTGAAAAATATGCAGGACGGAACATGGGAGATTTTGGTGCTGACGAGTGTACCGACTTATGGGGAGTATACACAGCTTTGAAAAACGGACAGGCAAAGACAGAAGATTATTTCCCTATTGAAAAAGATGTGCCGGATCCATTCGCAGATTCCAGACAGGCACAAATCGCAAAAGAAGCATCGGAGGTATTTGATAATGTTATTAACGAGTGAGAATTATTACAGCCGTGAGGCAAATGAAGAGTATTTATCTGTCAGCCAGTATAAAGATTTTATGGGTACATACGGTAAGCCCGGCTGTGAAGAATATGCCCTTTCAAAGTTAAATGGTACATGGGTGGAGGCTATGGAAGATTCCACAGCATTGATGGTCGGTTCTTATGTAGATGCACATTTTGAGGGAACGCTTGATTTATTCAAAGCGCAGCATCCATGCATGTTTAAAAAGGATGGAAATCTGAAAGCCGAGTATGTAAAGGCAAATGAGATGATTAACCGATGTGAAAGGGATGCACTGTTTATGCAGTACATGAGTGGTGAAAAACAGGTCATCATGACAGCGGATATGTTTGGTGCAAAGTGGAAAATCAAAATTGACAGTTACCATCCAGGCAAATGCATTGTGGATCTGAAAACCTGTCAGAGTATTACCAAGGAATTTTATCATCCAGATACAGGACACCTTAATTTCCTTGCAGAATGGGGTTATTACATTCAGGGCGCAGTTTATCAGAAAGTTGTTGAAATCAATACAGGGAAGAAACTTCCATTTTTTATTGCAGCAGTCTCAAAAGAAAAAGAGGCTGATATACAGGTGATCGCTGTGGAACAGAGCCTGCTTGATGAAGCACTTACAGAGGTTGAGCACAACGTATCAACAATCCTTATGCTGAAAAGTGGAGCAGTAGAGCCGATGCGTTGTGAACATTGTGATTACTGCAAGCATACGAAAGTATTGGATAGGCCTATCTGGTCAAGCGAATTGATCGGGGAGGTGTAGATGAAAGATTCTATTGTTGTTGATATGAAATATGCCGGGTATGACATGATCGACGGCACGCCGAACGTGCACAGGCATCATATCTTTGAGGGGACAGCGAACCGCCGGTTATCGGACGAAGATGGTTTGTGGGTGCCGTTATCCTATGAGCATCATGAGGGGAACATGAGCGTGCACCGTAATAAGGAAATGAGTGTGTTGATGCACATCATCGGTCAGCTTGCGTGGGAAAAGCACTATATCGTAGAACATGAGGATGTGAACGAGGATGATGCCAGGGACACATTTCGGAAGAGATATGGAAAAAGTTATTTGTAGGGTTGAAACACCTTAAGAAACAGTTCATGCAGAATAATATATCGCAGTATTATTGAGAGCCATGATCTCCGGTGCCGATGGGTGCCGGAGGGAAAGGAGAAGATATTGAATCAGTTAGAGATTTTTAAGAATAGAGAGTTTGGAGAGATCCGAACAGTAACGGTAGATGGAGAACCGTGGTTTGTTGCGAAAGACATTGCGGAAATTTTGCAATATACAAATACACAAAAAGCCATCAGAGATCATGTTGACGAAGAGGATAAGCTGACCGAACGAATCGTTCTGTCAGGTCAAAACCGGGAAGTTATTTGTATTAATGAATCGGGACTTTACAGTTTGATTCTTTCAAGCAAAATGCCAGGAGCAAAGCGTTTCAAACGTTGGGTGACATCGGAAGTGCTGCCACAGATCAGAAGAACCGGCACCTATCAAAAACCGCTGACACCACAGGAAATGATGCGTGTACAGCTTGGTATGATCGATGGACATGAAGAGAGAATCACACATCTTGAAAATACTATGACCATTGATTATGAACAGCAGCAGGAATTAAAGAAAACTGTAAATAAAAGAGTGATTGAGGTTCTTGGTGGTAAAAAAGCACTGGCGTATAAGGAAATGAGCAAAAAGGTGTTTTCTGAGTGTAATCATGATATTCAGGATTATTTCAGAGTCAATTCCAGAAACAATATTCCAACCAAGAGATACCAGGAAGCTGTTGAATATGTCGAAGGATGGAATCCAAGTAATAATACAATCCTTGAAATAAGAAGCTGTAATGTGGGAATGGGTGGTGTCAATGGAGTATAAATTTACGATTCCCGGACGGTTGGATGGCCTGAATGATTACACAGCCGCCAACCGGACGAATCCCCGCAAGGGCGGACGGATGAAAAAGAAAAGCGAGGATTCTATCATCTGGTATATAAGGCAGCAACTTCCCGGTGTACATATTACGGATCCGGTTCTGATCTACTATCAGTTTTATGAAAAAGACCGTCGCAGGGATAATGATAACATTTTGTCCTGCGCCGCCAAGTTCGTGCAGGACAGCTTGAAAAAAGCATGGGTAATCAAAGATGATGGTCAGAAATATATACCGCATTTTTACTTTGATACGGACGTGGATAAGGACAATCCAAGAATTGAAGTGACCATTACGGAACTTACACAGGCGCAGGCAAAAATGTCACTGAGAGAGCTTCTTAAGGACTTGGAAACGGGGTGATGTCTTGACGGATGAAAAGAGCAGCTTTGTCCTGTATGCGGAGTATCTGGAACATATAAAACTGCTTACGATGGAACAGCGAGGAGCACTCCTGACGGCAGTATTGTGTTACGCGTCAGGGGATGAACTCCCAGAGATGGACGGCATGACAAATATGGCATTCAGCTTTATCAAATCAAGGATAGATCGTGACACTGCCGCATATTTAGAGAAGATTGAGAAACGTCGGGAAGCCGGAAAACTTGGTGGCAGACCAAAAACAAAAGATATTTCACAAAAACAAGAGAAAGCAAAAAAAGCAAATGGTTTTTCTGAAAAGCAAAATAACCCTGTTACTGATAATGTTAATGTTACTGTAAATGTTAATGATAATAATAAAAATACTTTGGCGGATGCCAAAGCGTTGTTCGAACGTCTGTGGAAAGTATATCCGAACAAAAAAGGCAAAGGACAGGTATCGGATACCCAAAAGAAACGGCTACTTGCAATCGGGGAAGATAGGCTTGTTAAAGCGATTGACCGCTACAGTCTTGAATTGCAGAAGGACGCCGACTGGAGGAAAGCACAGTACGGGAGCACATTTTTTAACAGTGGCTATGTAGATTATCTGGATGAGAACTATGTGCCTGGTAAAGCAACAGAGCATAAGGGCAAAAGCAATGCTTTTAGTAATATTAATCATCGTCAGTATGACTATGACGAATTAGAAAAACAGGTGCTAAATTCACAACCGGGAGGTGGTTGAAGTGAATATGACGGAGGGAGAAATTTGCAGGCAGTACCGCAGCGCAAAGGACAGAGCAAGCCAGCTGCAGATTTTAGCAGATTTAAATTGTGTGCCGCGATTGGAGATCATCAAGATCCTGATGCATAACGGCGAACAGGTGAGATTGCCACTTGCGGCAAAAGGTAAGAAAAGAACAACGGAGCTGACGGACGAAGAGTACACGGCGGCACTGTTTAGACGGTTGGATGTACTTGATCGGGAAATTTCCAAGAGGGAAAGAGAATATCGGGAGATCGTGGCCGTGATGAAAGGAGCAGGGAGATATAAATGTGGAAAGAAGGTAAGAAACGCCGCACAATTATCGGAAAAATGAATAATAACTTGTCAATGCCGACAAAGCACCCGGACCAGGATGCGTTGAAAAGATTCAGAGAAGTACCGTATCAGTTGCGGTACGGGAAGGAGAAGAAAGATGCTGAATAAAGAGAAGTATGCAAAAGAAATTTTAAATATTGCCTGTGAGGGACACAGCATTGCTATGATCGATGGAAAGCTGAGACAGTGCAGTGGTGCATCATGCAGCAAGTGTGATTTCAACAGTAATATTAATTGCAGAAAAAATGTTAACGAATGGGCGAACAGCGAATATATCAAGCCGGTTGAACCACCTGTTGATTGGAGTAAGGTTCCAGTTGATACGCCGATTATGGTTAGGGCAACCGACGAAGGCACTTGGATTCATAGATATTTTGCAAAATACGAAAATGGATCAGTGTATGCATGGGAACAGGGTGCAACATCTTGGAGTGTTGAAAGACCGGCATATGTATGCGATTGGAAATATGCCAAACTGGCAGAAAGTGAGGATCATAATGTCAATAAGCAGGATTAAGAACCGGATATCTGAGGCAGCAACAGAAGCCTGCGGGTATTCTCCACTAACAAAAGTGATTTCAGAGGAAGAAATCAATAGAATTTTGGAGCAGGAAAGCGGATGGATTCCATGTAGTGAGAGGCTGCCGGAGGAACATGATAGTATGTTCATAAAATTTAAAGGGACTAAAAAGTGGAGCACTGCGATGTTTGAAAGAAAATCAGACGAGGTAATTGTAACAGTGACCGATGATGCCGGGCGAACGGTTACAACTAGTGCACACACAACCGATGGAAAATGGCGGTGCGATTTAATAAAAATAAATGGTTATAGAGTAATCGCTTGGATGCCACTGCCGGAGCCGTACATGGAAAGCGAGGGATAACAATGGAATATGGCTATATCAGAGTTTCTTCCAAAGAGCAGAACGAAGCCAGACAACTTGATGCACTGCATAAACAGGGCATAGAGGACAAAAATATCTATATGGATAAACAGTCGGGTAAGGATTTTAACCGCCCGAAATATAAAATTCTTTATCACAAACTGAAAAAAGGAGATGTACTGTACATAAAAAGTATTGACCGGATGGGAAGAAACTATGATGAAATTATACAGGAATGGCGCCGAATCACACGTTTTCGTGAAGCTGATATTGTGGTGTTGGACATGCCGCTGCTTGACACGAGGCGGGGGAAAGACCTTATGGGTACATTCCTAAGCGACATTGTGCTGCAGGTGCTTTCCTTTGTGGCAGAGAACGAGAGAACCAATATCCGGCAGAGACAGGCAGAGGGAATTGCGGCAGCAAAAGCCAGAGGTGTGAAATTTGGCAGACCATCAATTCCATTGCCGGAGAATTTTGACCAGATGCGTAGGAATTGGAGAGCCGGATGCATCACAATAGAGAAAGCGGCAAGGGAGTGCGGAATGTGCACAAAGACATTTTATAGTAAGGCGGTAAAAGCAGAAATGGAGGAAAATGATGCAGAATAGATTTTTATCCCGTGGAAAGCGGATTGATAATGGGGAATGGGTGGAAGGATATTTATATGGTATCTGGGAGAGAAGATATATCCTATGGGGAATGACCAATGATATCCCGAACATGGTCGAAGTAGACCCAGAAACCGTCTGCCAGTGCACCGCAATGCCTGATAAGAACAACAAACTGATCTTCGAGAATGACATTGCCATAAAGCATAATGATGATGATAAAGAGCCATATCTGATTAGATGGAGTGAGAATTACGCAGCATGGGAACTGGCACAATGCGGATGTGCTATGTACGGATTTTTCGATGTTGATTTCGGCGAAATAGAGGTAATCGGTAATGCGATTGATAATCCGGAACTGTTGGAGGTGTAAACATGACGGAGAATGAAGCAATTGAAGAATTAAAATATGATTGTAACGAACTTGGAAAAGCG